TAAAGTAGCAGAGTTACCTGAAAAAGATCCATGTGATGTACTAATTAAACATGGTTCAGCAGAGCTAATGAAGTGTATTTTTAATGCACGTACATACAGTCCTGCTGGTGTAGTTAAAGGTGAAGAGATCTGGGAACAATACCAGCGTAGACAGTCTACTGTATCTGTACCATATCCACATTGTTTAAGTGGCTTAAACGAAAAACTTTATGGTATGCGTCAAGGTGAAATTGTATTGTTTACCTCAGGCACTGGCTCAGGTAAGTCAACTGTTATTAAAGAAATTGTATTTGAAATACTAAGTAAGACTACTGATATGGTAGGTATGGTTTCTCTTGAAGAATCTGTAGGTGATACTGCTCAGAAGTTTATTAGTATGCAACTTAAAAAGAATCTTAATGTTGATGTTGTATCCGAACAAGAACAATATGAAGCATTCCAAAGAGTCTTTAGTGATGAACGTTTAATATTATTAGATCACCAAGGTTCTGTAAGTGATGAATCTCTTATTGATAAGATGGAACACCTAGCATTGATGGGTTGTAAATATATTATCTTAGACCACATTACTATTGCTGTATCTGAAGGTGCTAAAGGTAAGACAGGTAATGAAGCAATTGACTCTGTTATGTCTGACTTACTTAAGATTGCTAAGAAACATAACGTATGGTTAGGTGTTGTATCTCACCTACGTAAAGGTGAAAAGCCTTTTGAAGAAGGTAACTTACCTACTATTGATGACATCAAGGGTTCTGGTTCTATTAAACAAATCTCATTTGATATTATTGCCTTTGCACGTAATATGATTGCTGAAACAGAAGCAATGCGTAATACTATTCGTCTTCGTGTTCTTAAATCACGTTTTACAGGTCTCACAGGTGATTGTGGTACTACTAAGTATGATGCTAACACAGGACGATTACAACAAAATACATTCGTAGACTTTCAATAAAAGGAATACATGAATCCAGTACAATATCTATCTGAAAGAGTAGCCAAAGTCGTGGTCAACTCAGATAAGATTTATAACGAAGGTGCTCGACTATTAGCACATCATTCAACATGGGAATATGACCTAGAAAGGTTTGTAAATGAATCGTGGGACACATTACTCCGCTACTGTATTCGCAACAAGAATGCAACTCATAGCGCATCAGTTAAACTTACTTTTGCAAGTGACCTTATCGGAAAAAGAATCGCAAGAGCTATTGGAACTGATGAAAGCAACATCAAATCAACTCTCGCTCTTGGAGACATTCTACTCGAAACATTTCTCCAAGATAGCTTAATAGATATCTTCAGAGAATACGATGGGTTTAAAGCTCCATATATGGTACGTATTGTCAACATGCCTGACAATATTAAGCCAACATTAATTGGTACTTCATTTGAACCGTTGTTACCTATAGCTGGTCTATATAGTAACCTTACTAAAGAACCATTCATTAAGGGATGGACTAACAGTAAACTGTTTCATGAATACTTAGATAAACCTTTTGTACGTGCGTTAGAAACATTACGCCAACAACCTTGGGTACTTAATCAAGGTGTGTTACATGGTATGAAAAATTATAAACCAACTGAGATATTAAACTTAGTTGATGATGATGGTGTTGTATATGAATACAATATTCATTATGAAAATTTAGAGCTACCTAAAAAGCTTAAACATATGGATGGTACTTCTTTCTTAGGAAAGAAAGATCCTAAGCTACAACGTATGCTAAGTAAGTTCTTTGAGTACAACCAAGTAGTAAAAAAAGCTGAATTAATTGGTGATAGATCTTTCTATCAAGAAGTATCCTGTGACTATCGTGGTCGAGTATACTATGCTGAATCCTTCTTAGAGTTTCAGGGTAGTGACTTAGCCCGTAGTCTCTTTTTATTTCAGAATAAAAAAGAGATGGACGATCGTGGTTACTTCTGGCTTAAGGTACATACCGCTGGATGTTTCAATGAATCATTTAATATTAACAAATTACCACATTACTTTACTACTGACTATAAAAGTTATTTAAAAGGAGAAGGTTTAGATACTATCTCTCTTGACAAAATGACTCTTGAAGATAGAGCTATATGGGTAGATAATAATTTAAATAAAATAGCTGAGATTGCTAGGTTATATACTATAGATACATCAGCTGAAAAGCCTTATAGCTTATTAGCTTGTTGCCTTGAAATTAAAGATTATATTCAATCAAAAACTACAGGTAAAAAACATATGTCTGGCTTCCCTATACCTATTGATGGTAGTAATAATGGATGGCAGCATCTGGCAGCTATGTCTAGAGATACACAAGCAGCTACATTAGTATCATTAGTACCTACACCTATACAAAAAGACTTTTATGTAGCTGTGGCTAAAGAACTTATTAATATTATGCCTGACTACTTTAAAGAAAAAAATATGCCTATGAAGGATATCCGTAAGGGTATTGCTAAACGAGGCTCTATGACTCGTGCATATTCAGCAGGTAAACAACGTATTGCTAAAAATATGTATGATGATTGTCATGTAGAAGGCTTTACTGTTAAGTATGGTATTACAGAAAAAGAATGTGGAGATTTAGCAGGTAACCTTATTAAGGCTATTAATGCTGTATGTTCTGGTCCATTAAAAACAACTAAGTTCTTACAAAAGATTGCTGAACATGAGCTTAACTGTAATCGTAATCAGTTATCATGGCATACACCTTCAGGATTCCCTGTAGTGTATAAAGCATTTCTTCAGCATGAACGAAAACATAGAGGTACTATTAGAGGTATTGCTGGAAACCCTAAAGGAAGGATTAGACATGTTATTAAAGTTGATGTACTCAATAAAGAGACTGGTGAAAAAGTTCCTTGTAGACGTTCTTTTGCTTCTGGTATCAGTCCTAACCTCGTTCATAGTTACGATGCTGCTCATATGGCTAACGTTATTTCTATCTTTAATGGTAACTTTGGTGCTGTGCATGACAGCTTTAGTACTCATGCCAGTGAAGTGGATTTCTTACAAGAAGTAACTAAGATGACCTTTGTAGCTCAATATGATATGCCAGACTTCTTTAATAACCTTATGGATACATTGATGCTTAATAAAGATACTTTTACGTTTCCATCTCCAGAAGAAGGTACATTAGATTTAAAACAAGTCTATGAATCTAAATACTTTTTCTGCTAGTTGTCCCCTAATACCGAAGAATAAAACAAAAGGAATTCATGAACTCTTATCAACAACTTATCGCTAAATCCCGTTATGCCCGTTACTTACCTGAAAAGAAACGTAGGGAAAATTGGAATGAAACTTCTGATCGTTGGGTAACCTTCTTTCAGAGAGAATTAAAGAATAAAATAAAACCAGATGACAGTATCTGGGAAATCTTACGTAATGAAATTAATAGTTTGTCTACACTACCTTCAATGCGTTCTATTATGACAGCTGGTGAAGCTCTTCGCCGAACTAACGTAGCCGCATATAATTGTTCTTATTTACCTATCGATAATCCTCGTTGTTTTGATGAAGCCATGTACATCCTATTATGTGGTACTGGAGTAGGCTTCTCGGCTGAACAACAATATACGGGTCAGTTACCCTTAGTACCTACCCTTGTAAATGCTGCTGATTTTACTATTAAAGTACAAGACAGTAAAGAAGGTTGGTGTGATGCTTATCGTATCCTTGTTGATATGTTATACAAAGGTATTATTCCTCAATGGGATATATCATTAGTACGTCCAGCAGGTGCTCCATTAAAGACCTTTGGTGGTCGTGCCTCTGGTCCTGGTCCATTGATTGATTTGTTTAGTTATACAGTTAATAAGTTTATGGCGTCTCAAGGACGTCAGCTTAAGCCTATTGAATGCCATGATATTATGTGTAAGATTGGTGAGGTAGTTGTTGTAGGTGGTGTTCGCCGTAGTGCTATGATTAGCTTAGGTGACTTAGGAGACTATGACCATGCTACTGCTAAGACAGGTACATGGTGGGAACAACATGGTGAACGTGCTTTAGCTAACAACTCAGCAGTATACAACAGGAAACCTTCTGTAGGCGAGTTTATGAAGGAATGGTTAGACATTTATAACAGTCACTCAGGTGAACGAGGAATCTTTAATCGTGAAGCATCACAAAAACAAGCAGCAAAGTGGGGAAGACGATCAGCTGATATTGATTACGGAACTAATCCCTGTTCAGAAATTATCCTCAAGCCCTACCAGTTTTGTAACCTATCCACCGTTGTTGTCTCACCAGAGGATACTCCTGAGTCCCTCAAACACAAGGTCAGAATGGCTACTATTATGGGAACCATGCAATCAACCTTAACCTATTTTCCTTATCTCCGAGATGTATGGAAAACAAATACCGAACAAGAACGTTTATTAGGCGTATCTATGACTGGTATTTTAGATAACAAACACCTTCGTGATGAAGGTTCAATGTACCTTGATGAATTATTAGATGAACTACGTGATGTAGCTCGTGTAACAAATCAAGAATGGTCTAAGATCTTAGGTGTACCTGAGTCAGCAGCTATTACTTGTGTTAAGCCTGAAGGTACTGTATCTCAATTAACACTAACAAGTAGTGGTATTCATCCTGGTCATGCACCATATTATATCAGACGTATTCGTCAGGATATTAAAGACCCATTAACACAGTTCCTTATCGAGCAAGGTGTTAATAATGAACCATGCTTTATGAAGCCTGAACAAACAGTTGTGTTTTCTTTTCCTATGAAATGTGAAGGATTTACTCGACAAAACCTTAATGCTATGCAACACTTAGACTTATGGTTAACATACCAGCGTCAATGGTGCGAACACAAACCATCTGTAACTATCTCTGTTAAAGAACATGAATGGATGGAGGTAGGTGCATGGGTATATGAACACTTTGATGAGTGTACTGGTATCAGCTTCTTACCTGATGATGGTGGTACTTACCGTCAAGCTCCTTACGAAGACTGTACTGAAGAAACATACAATGAAATGTTAACCTTTAATCCGTCTATTGACTGGTCTTTGTTTAAAGAAGATCGTGACAACGTAGAGGGTGCTCAGATGCTAGCTTGCACTGCAGGTCAGTGCGCTATTTAATAAGGAATACAAATGAAAGTACTTAAGTTCTCAGCTAAGTGGTGTACCCCATGTAAGCAAATGACTGAGTGGCTAAAGACTCAGAGTTATGACTGTGATATTGTAGAAGTACCTATTGAGACTAATCCCGGTATGGTACAGCAATACGGTATCCGTAGTGTACCTACCTTGCTTATGCTCAATGAAGATGGTACTGTAAGAAAAGCAGTTGTTGGTTTTAATAAACCTCAAATTGAAAACTTTCTTAAAATCTAAGTTAGTCGGTAACGAACCGCCTCGGTGAGTCGGTACCTAATAGGAAACACTTTGTCCCACAGAGGCCACTGCTAATATCTGTAGTGTTTCTTTATTGGCATATAGCTCAGTTGGTAGAGCGCATGACTGTTAATCATGATGTCCCTGGTTCGAGGCCAGGTATGCCAGCCAAATTCGGATGCGTAGACCCGTAAGGAGCGGGGAGAGACTGTAAATCTCTTGTCTATGACCCACTAGGTTCGATACCTAGAGCATCCACCAAACATCTTCTCAAGATAGCTCAACTGGTTAGAGCAGTGAACTCATAATTCATTGGTTATCGGTTCGAGTCCGGTTCTTGAGACCAAACATAGCGGAGTAGAGAAGTGGTCTATCTCACAAGTCTCATAAGCTTGGAATCGTTGGTTCAAATCCAACCTCACGCTACCAAAGATCCCTCTCCTAACGGAGATACCTTAGGGCTGTCGTCGTCACAGTAAACAGGCGTCCTATGTAGCTCCCGCATAGTAAAATAAAGGGTGCAACTTATTGGGTGATTCGTATAACGGATAATACAAAGTGCTTCTACCGCTTGAATAGGGGTTCGATTCCTCTACCACCCTCCAATAACCTAAGGAAATATATGAGTAAAAATAAGTATCATTCACGAAAGTTTCTGAACAAAAAAGCTGGTATGGCTGCTATTGAGATTCATGCAGACTATTCAGCATGGAACTTTGATTGTAGTGTAGCTATCTCTGACTGTAATCGTAGAGTTGATCTAGACTTCTCTATGTGGGGTCCAAAGAATGTAAAAGAAAAGTTAGATAAGCTTGATCTATTGATTAGTGAGCTGCTTCAGCTTCGTGGGTACCTAGACAAAGCTACCGTAGACTTTGTTGCTTTAAGTAATACTAAAAGTAAAAATACAGAGGGTAAAGGTACTACAGATGAGGTCTCTAAAGATGATTGATGAAGCAGATATTAACCCGCTATACAACCTGACTGCTGAAGAGATCTTACATGATGATAGAGCGTATCTATTAGATTTAGAGTTAGAAGCTTTGTCAGTAGAGCTAGGATGGGGTAGCTATCAGTCACCTGACTTTAAAGCCTCTATGAAGTTAAAATAACATAAAGGAATATATGAGTAAAGGTTCAGGGCGTAGACCCTGTGATGAAGATAAAGTTCGCAGTAATTGGGACACTATCTTTGGTAAGAAATTAAAAGAAGTGGAGCAGCTAGAGTTGTTCCCTGAAGAAAAGGAAACAGATGAGTTGCGAAAAGAAACTATTAGCCCTGCACAGTGATAATTTTGTTGTTGCTTTTAAGGCACATACATACCACTTCAATGTGACAGGTCCAAACTTCCCTCAATACCATCTTTTATTTAAAGAAGTATACGAGGCACTAGATGATCAGTATGACATCTTAGGTGAGCAGCTAAGGATCCTTGGGGAAAAGACACCTACCAGTATTAAAGCTCTGTTAGATGAATCTTCTTTCAAAGATAATCATTCCCAGAGTACATCACAAATGATGGAGCATTTAGCTGATGCACTAGAACACCTACAAATGTTCTCAGAACAACTGTACACAGAAGCAGGTTCTGAAGGTAAAGGTGCTTTAGAAACAATCATTGGAGACTACGCAGCTGCAGTAGCCCTACTACTATACAAGGTTAAATCAACACTATGAAAAGCTATAACGTACAAGCACTAAGAGGTCACTCGTATGATGATCGTGAATTCCAATCTGATATGAAGGAAGTTGGTGTAAATATCCCT